CATTGACAGATTTTATTGATCTTGCATAAATACTGTCGCTTGCCAATGTATCAATAGAGCCATTGACAGATTTTATTGATCTTGAATAAATACTATCACTTACCAATGTGTCAATAGAACCATTGACCGCACCGCTTATATCAGTTATGCTAATATAATCAGTTATTATACTATCAATATACGGCTTTCCGCTTATACTGTCAACGTCGGGGTTGCTTCTAATATAATCAACATTGATTGTATCTATAGTGCTATCCTTGAAGTCGGTAAACCGAACAAAAGACAGGTCAATACTATCATTCGTTCTGGCAGTCCAATCATCTAAAGAATCATTATTTTGCTCGAAATCGGCGGCCTCTATTACCGTATTATCGGTAAAATTAACGGGTCTAGTGTAATCATCCAAAGCAAAACACATAAATACAAAAATCAAAAAAATCATAAAACTTCTCAAGTAAACCTCCCTATTATTCCATTTCCTTCTATTGTTATTCCCATTATTTTAAAAGCCGAATCATCATTTAATTGCGTTATTTCAACATGAAAAGCATATCCAACTAATAGCGCACTTAACTTTTCTCTGTACATTTTAGAGGAGACAGCAACAAAGAAGCTAGTTCCAAATATTGCAGTTCCAAATAATGGCAAGGTTCCACTATCACTAGATTCCAAGTTTCCACTATCGCTATTCCCAAGGCTATCATCAATTATAATCTTAAATGTTGCTGTTGATCCAAGTTGTAGCCAAGCCCTAAGCATATTAAGTCTGTTTTTCTGCATAATATTTGGAATTATCGTTTTTGTTACTATTTTTAAATACTGAACTGTGTCAGTACTTAAAAAAGGCCCACCCTCAGAATAAACCCGCTTGTCATAAGTACTCGCAACTTTCTTGCTATCCCTAAGCCTTTCTTCATAAATTAAACTGTATTGATCCGTGTCTGTTGATTGAGCTGAAAACATAGTATCGCCACTATTCTTTGCTAGATATTCCGCCCCGCTGTTATGCATTTCCCATGGAGTGTAAAAAGAACCATCAACACCAACTCCCATATTATCCAAGTCAAGTATTAGCCTACGATTATTGCAGACAGTTCCCACCGTATCATCTATATATGTTAAGTGATATTCAGTTCTATCTCTGGTTTTTAATACAATTCCGCCTGGCGGATGATCAGCATCACTATATTTGTAAATTTTGTCAATCTCTGTTTTTGCGTCTCTTGATATATCAAAATCAGTCCAATTCACGCCGTCAAACAATCTAACACCGTCATTTGTCAAGCCTAACGCCTGATTATTCCATTTAACAATTGTATTCTGATATTTAAAATATAACTTTCCAGATACATTTTCTTTTATTGAACCAGGGTCTCCGTATGGTTGCCTTATAGTACCGTTCGGAGTTCCTACATATATATGATCCCCCAAACTAAACACGCTCTGTAATTGATAATGATATTGAATAATTGCCGTGCTTGCAAATTTCTCCAAATCGTAAACATTTCCGTCTTCTAAGCTATAATAAAGTTTGTCCCCAAGCATTCCCCATAATCGTCTATTATGAAAAGTCAACGCAGTAAATGCCGGTGGGACTCCGTTTTGTATCGCCTGCACCGTGTATAATTCTGTCTCATCTTTATTTGTAGTGTCTGTTATACTAAATGAATAAGCCCCAGTTCCATCCGCTGTGTGATATTGATAATATGTATTTCCGCCTGCGTCTGTCATCCATACATTAACACCGCCAACTTGTAAATCTGCACTATCAGGAACGGTTATATCAATTGTATTATTGCCAGTTCCAAGGGTAACATCGGCTACACTTTCACCAACACTATATAATACAATAACACCGCTAACCTTTCTATAATACGAAATAAAGAGTTTGTAAACTCCGTCTGCCAAAGAACCACCAGCCGCCGCTGTTGCTGTTGCCCCACTTGGTGGAGTTATCCCGACTTGATAAGCGACTTCATCTTCTAATTTAACAACATTGGTTCCATTACATACCCAGCATTTATCATGATAATCTTCAAAGCTACCATTCCCAACCCCGCCAAGTGTATATCTTTCTGTCAATGCTCCTGTAGTAGTTGTAACCTCATATAATTTTGTTGCTGATAGTGTCAATAGCCTTTCCGTGCCATCATCCTGCAGGTAGTTATGCAGACCCTTAATGAATGTGGTAAATCTATTGGTATCACTAATGCTTTGTATCCCAGCCCTACGCTCTGCACCTGTACGCAACAATCTGGCGTTAATAGTTCCGGTTGCTACTTGGTTACTACGTATTTTTAAGGGGTCTTCTACGGTATTTATCCCGCCACTCATCCCGCTTAAATCAATACTGAATTTTTTACTTTTACCCATTATTTATTCCAGATAAGAGTTAGGGTATCCATAATTATCATCACTCCATTGAGGCCCATCACCTAAGCTATAATTTGGATTAGATATCTCTATTCCGTTATTATCGTTCACACTCATTTTCATATCATTATTAACGTATTGGGTTTTCTGGATATAGTCTAGCATTAATTTATCATATTGCATTATTAACGGGTTAAGCTCATTGCCATCACCGCCATTTTCTGATATATGTATAATCTGAGCCTTGCATAAAACTAAATCACTAGGGAAATAACTATAATCAGTATCGGCGGTCATATCCTCTATCACTGCCAAATACCTGATATACATATTAGATTCTGTATCACCAAAAAATGTTACAACCCTGCTATGGCCCGTAGTTTTATCAAAGGTATCTGTAATTCTATACCCTGTTGACCTGTCACCATCTCTATAATAATATCTATCAGGTTTCCCATCACTATCAAAATCAGAATATATAAATATTTCTCTTCCAAAATCAGAGGGCAACGAGGCACTTTTATTACTTATCGTAAGTATTACATTCTTTACTAGCCTATCCCATGGCTCAGATTCCCATAACTGGTATTGAGACCGATTGAGCAGGTCTCCCGCCAAGTCGGTTATATTGCCACCATCTCGAATAAGCCAATCGTTAATCCTGTTTTTTAGCGTAATAAAAGTGTCGTTAAATCCCATAGGTTACCTTTTTATTTTTTCTTTTTAAGTGCCTCTATTTGTTTCTTCATATCGGCAAGAGCGTTATCTTTTTCAACAAGATCTGATTTTATTTTATTCAATTTCTGATTCGCTTCATATTCTGCTGGATTATCTTTTTTCTTGATATGCTCAACACTCCAAATAGGGTTACCACCATCTGCCACACCATCATCAAGAGCCTTTTTTAGTGCCTTATAGCGAACCCTATATTGTCTCATACATTGCTCATCGTCTCTAAGATTAAACACACATCTATACCCTTTTTCTTTATCAAACGGTAGTAAATCAGGCGATGCCTTAACCATTGTACTCAATATAACTTTACGTCCAGACTGATTAAATCTAGGCTGTCCATAATGGTCTAACATGTAAATAGGTTTAGTACACTCAGCATCGTCATACAATGGAACATCTACAGAATATCTTTTCGATTCTGCAATGTATGTTATTGTTTTTCCCATCTTTTTAATTCTCCTTAGTTTTTAAGTTTGGGCGGGTATTTCACCGCCCTTTTATGTTATCTTATTTTTCTTTTGTAAAGAGCAACTTTATTAATTATCAATTGAGTTCCTGCACTTGTAGAACCAACAAGTTTTATTGTCATTTTAGAACCAAATACAGACGAGCCAAGAGGGATTATTATAACCTCGCCAGCCGATAACTGTAAGCTATCAACTGTCTGTCTATAGAATACGCTTGCATCGTTACGGTACATATACATATCAGCTCTTACATCCACATCTGTAGAGTCTGAACCTGTACCGGTAAACGCACTATGTACTAAAGCATATTCATAATCTGGATCCAGTTTTCTTTCTGTAAGAAGTGTTGTACTATCAACTGCGGCAATAGTATCAAACCCTACAGCACTTGAAATTACGGTATCCACACCCCATGCAGGCGCATCCATAACGTAAATATTACCCTGTGGGGCATCGGCGAAAACAAACGCCAACACTATTAATATTAAACCTATAACTTTTTTCATTTTTAATTCCCCTGTGTTAACTTAACGGGCTATATTTCAAGCCCGTATTGTTAGAAAGCGTTAATAATCCTTGTTACTGAATTTCCACCAGAAACCTCTTGCAAACCAATATCACCGGTAAGCTCATCTTTTTTAGTGAAAGAAGAGTTTGACTGTAGGTTTTTATTTATTCTTATGTCTCTTCCTTTAAGATATACATAGGTCAAGTCTTCTGGTTTAAATATTAGAGCTGTATTATCAAGGCTTCCCCGTCCGTATGAGTCATGAGTAATAACCTCAATGTCTGGGCCCATAGTTACAAAAGTAGTTGACTTAACGCCAAATTTATCATATTCACCCTGTTTAGTCTGTAGAACGTTTTTAGTTTCTAGCCACTCTAACATTCTACCGTAAAGATTACGACCGCAAAACATAACGTATTTTTTACCATCGTCAACCGTGTCTCCCATTCCTCTAATTAAATCATTTTTAAATTTTTCATGAGTTAATGAACCGCCAGCATTGTATACATTGCCAGCCATCTGGAATAGTCCACGTGTAGAAGAGAAAACAGTAGATAAAGCCGTACCACCTGTAGAAGTTATTCCAGTTGTTGGTCTATTACTAAACTGCAGAGTATTTTCAAATTTTCTTAGGCCATCAATAATAGATTTCTTTTTCAATCTTGCTCTATTATCTCCAAGATAAGAACCTGTTGCCGCTTCTTCGTCTGTAATCTCCCATGCGTGTCTTATAGTCTGCAATACATTGTAAACCTGGTCTTCGCTCTTGCTAATTATAGCAGGATCAGAAGAACCAGAGCCGTACGCTGTAGCCATTACAAGTAGAACAATATCGTTATCAGCTGTAAAAGTTGAGCCATACTCTGTAATCTCAACTTCGGTAGAACTTGTTATGCTGTCAACTCTTGCTGTTGTAAAGTCACTTGTATTAAAAAGTGTCATACCAGCTGTTAAACCTGTTGAGCTATCTAGTGTTAAAGTTGTAGATGAAAGACCACCGGAAGTAAATGTTACTGCCAAGGGATCGTATGTAAATGATTCGTATTTCTTACTCATTACTGAGCGTTTGCTAATTAAGTTTTTAGCAGATTTAATATCACCTTTCATCGCTCCACTAACTACCAATGACATCAATACAGACGCTCTTGGTTCTAGTGTGACTAACTGCTCTCTTACATCTCTTTTAACCGCATTGGTTATTGCTGGTGCCGCAATCGTTACTGGATCTGTTGAAACTGTTCCCATTATTATTATCCCCTTTAGCTATCGAGATAAGCTTTAACCTCGCCAACCGCCTTGGACTGTCCTAAACTTGTTACGGTCTTTGGTGATTGCATACTTGCACTTTTTAATTGCTTTTTGCCTGTTTGCTCTTGCTCTCTAATAGCCTTAGTCAAATTATTTAAATTATTGGCAATGTGAACAGACTTACTAACATCAACAAGAGTTTTTAAGTTTTGTTTATTAGATCCAAAATTTGTAAACCAGCTCATATATGATTCTACATAATCATTGCCCGATTTCTTACTCTCTTCTGGTCTGGCAAGAGCAAACAACATCTCTGCTACTTTCCCACCTTTCTCAGGTTTGAATAATAAATCATCCAATTGGCTCTGGTTCATTTTATTATCTAACATTATAGAACTTAAATTCATATCAAACTTACCTTTACTCTGGAAGTCATCCATCTCCTGCTTTCTTTTAGCCTCTGTCTGCTGTTGCCATTCTGCCTGTTTTTCGATACCTGTTTTTCTAAAGTGATCTGTAGCATCTCGCTCAAGCTCCCTTTCTACTTCTCTTGCAATATCTGCAACATTAGAATTCGGATACTGTTGCGATAGCTCTAAGACCCTGTTTAAACCATGGAAATAATTCTGTTTAAAATTATCCTCATATTTAACCTGCGCCTCTAGTTGTTGACGGTATGGGTCAACTGGTTCTTGCTCTTGCGACTGTTCTGTTGCTTTATTTTGAATTACATTATTATAAACCGTTTCCTGCTTTGCTTCTTCTGGAACAAAATTCATAAATTTGTTAGTATCAAAAGACCCATCATCTTTTATAAAACTATTAATATCGTCTTTAGCTGGTTCTTCTTTTACTTCTTCGGCAGTCTCTTCTTGCGCCGTTTGGGCTTCTCCCTCTTCGGGGATGTTTTCATCTGGCTGATCATCTGTATTAGCATCGTCGTTACCGTCTTCCAAATAATCCACAGCAAAATCATCTACCATACTATCTTGATCAATCGCCGTTACTTCTTCCATTAATTACCTCTTTTTTGAGTTGGTTTTGTGTTGTTTCTGATTGTATTATCCATCCTGTTCTTTGTTACACCGTTTTCTATATCTCCTATAAATAATTCAATATTTAACATCTCTCCATTATAGCTCTGTGTAAAAACGGAATCGGATTACTTAGTTTGCCTAATCATAATCCCCTTTTAGTTTTGCGTAACTTTGCTATTTAAAATATTTCTATCTTCAATAATTGTTAAGCCGTCAACATCTGTCCTTCTAACTAGGTGGTAATTTGTACAAATACCCGCTCTAAAGTTGCACTCCATGGCAATTTTATCAGTCTCATTAATGAGTTTTATCTTATTAAAAAGCCTTTTGATTCGCCACCTCTCAATAGGCTCAACAGCACGATTACCAAATATCTTAGAGGCCGCTTTTTCAACTTCTAAGTTAATATCGTCTGGCAACGGTTCTTTGCTTCTTATCAATTCTTTTAGGTTTTCTTTTGCCATTTTCTAACTCTCTTTTCGTTTATTCTGTATCTCTTCTTTTATTATTCTAAATTTCCCAATTTGTTTTAATAAATGATCATACTGTTTTATTTTCCCGATCTCTATCTGTGTCATATCTCCATTACTAACACTATAAAGCAATTCCTCCCGGATATCAGTTAAGAAGAAAAGAAAAAACTTGCTATCCATTAAGCCAGCTATGTAATCAATATATTCCTCAAAAATTTCCCACAAGTCTTGATTAGCCGTTAAATTAGAAAGCCTAGAGCAATCTTCTGTCTCTATCGTTGTGAGCCTAACATCCTGGTTATTTTCCGCCTTAACAATTAAACTATCTAAACGCCTGAGCTTATCATCAAGGTCAGTATGCTTATCGTTAAGCCTCTTTATTTCTTTCTTGTATAGTATGTCAAATAACATTAAACCATGCCCTGTTGCATCGCCTGCTCTTGCGGTAGTGCCTGTTGTGGTTGTCCCTGTGGCAACTGTGCCTGATCTGGAAATATCTCATCAATATCGCCGGGGAAATCCATTTTTCTTATTGTCTCTTTAACCACTTTCTGCATATTAAGAGCCGCCATTTCTTGCATCCCGCTATTTCTCAAATTATGTAACTGTGTCATCTGATTAAGTAAATTCATTACTTCCATTTGCGTATTTTTCTGCAAACTAGATTTAGCCTCATAAGCAAAAGAACCTATTATCTCTTTTTTCTCAAGCTCCCTTTCTTGCACTTTAACGTCCGTCTTTACTTTAAAATATTGAGGCATAAACTGTTGCAATAGTATTCCGTTTTTCTCTCCTAACTCCTTGTATCCAACACCGACGCTTTCCATTAGATTCGCCTCTAATATATTACTCTCTTGGTTCATCAATTGGGCCGCCGTTGCTGTATTATTCTGCAGTCCTGAGTTCGTACCGGTTCGTAAAAAGTCTGGTTTACTACTCAACTTTTGAGCTGATTCTTTAACCTCTCTAATACTCTGATCATAGTTAGCCCCTGCCCTATCAACATGCTGGTATGGCATAAGCATATCAGTTAGACGTTCATTTTTATCTAAATTCACTGGTATAAATCCGCCACTTTTATATCTATTGTTCATATCGGCAAAATCCATCTTTCCGTTATTTCTAACAAATAGGTGATTTACTGAGGCACGCATTGAATTATCAAGCATTAGGTTACCCATGATATTCATAAAATTCTCATGTGGCATCACTAGTTCGGAATCACAATTTGACCACCAACAATCTGCCCTATGCTCTAAGCCAAAAACAGTATAGGGTACTACATCGAGATCATAAGGGTTTTCTTGGAACCTAATTATTTTACCGTCGGCTATTTCCGCATAATAAATTGTACTGTCATCTTCATTGTCAGATATATTTACTGTCCCAAAAAAGTGTGTAACGGTTATTGTTTTCCTGTCGTCTGACTCTTCATTTTCTGGAGAGTAATCCTTATTTTCAACTTGGTTCTTCTTTGCCTTCTCGATTACTTTTTTTAAATTTTCTTCAATATAGTTTTCTTTTTGATTCTTATATTTATCAATTAGATCGTTAATTGTCCACTGTTGTATGTGTCCATTATAATCAGAATCGTAATGCCTAGCTATAGCGGGATTTTGGAAATAGTTCTTCAAGTCAATCATAGTGTTTTTACTATTATATTTCTGCTCTATCTCCTCCATTCTTTCGACCTCGCCAGTCTCGGGATTGATCATTGTCTTTCTGATTGGTCTTTCTGTCATGCGGAAATTAGTGAATACAACTGAGCTGCCAAACATTGCAACGCTTTTATTTATTTTTCTAAACGTCCTATCTCTGAAATAAGTCGCCTTGAAATTCATATTAAGAACGTCCTGCATATTGATTGCATTTTCAAGAGTTGTATCACCTATGGGATCTAATGTAACCAGTGGATCATTGCGGTAATTAGCATTGATACCAGCCTCTCTGAGTCTCCTAGCCTCTAATACAAGAGGAAAGCCAACGTTTGATATATAAGACGCTTGCCCCTTTGACATTCTACCAGTCAAATTGCCAAACCGCATATTATTACTATCGCCTAATGTCTGTATTCTATTGCATAGAGTTTTGTATTGTTTAGACTTGAAATAAATCCCAACTTTATCAACAAGATGGTTAGTTATCTTAGGTTCTAAACCGCTAAACTTCTTGACTAAATCAATCATTTATTTGATACCTCAAAATAAACACGCCTATTCTTTGACCAACAAGCCTCGCTATTCTCAAAACAGACTGGACGCTCTTCCCCATAGCTAAATATGTCTACTCTTCTTTTGTCAATACCATAAGAGACAAGATATTGACAAACTCTGCTAGCCCTCTGTTGACCAAGCGCCAAATTATAAGCGTTAGAACCTCTACTGTCACAAGTGCCAACAATCCGAACTTTGATATTAGATTCCAATAAGATTTCACAGATATTATCAATGTTTTCATTTTCTTTTATTTCACTACTATTATAATCAAAATATATTTCTTTAAAATTAACTGGATAACTTTCCTCATCCGAATAGTCTATAATTGTATTCTCTTGAACTATAGAATCTTTGACATTCTCTATAATAGAAATGTCTTTGCCCACTTTAGTAGAGCAAGACAAAGTCGAAAACGTTATTATAATTATTATTAATTTTAACATTTATTTTTTTATCTCAACACCAGTTCTTCTTATATTATAAACCATCAACTCCAACTCTTCCCCAACCAAATTACCCGCATATCCTGTGAATACATACCTAATCAATGGACTCCACTCCGGTAAAAACCAATGCTGTTGCCTGGCTCCGTCAGTACTTGATGTGTCTACCACTTGATAAGGTCTTGATATTGACAACCCCTCAGCGCCAACCAGGCAAAAGGTATCTAGTCCAAAACCAGCCGTTTCAAGAGTATCAAGATACATTGTTATATCCCATAGTGTGTCTAGTGCATCAGAAGAGTTTCCAATTACTACCCCAGTTTGAAAGCCCCATGCTATCCCAACACTATCGCTTGCGTATCCTGCCACTGTTGTATCATCGCATTGTATAACGGCTCTTATATCTTCCCCGTCTGTCAAATTAAATGCCTTGGAATATTTAGTAAGCGCCGCTTTAAAACCTAGAACCTCAGAGGTATCAAGACCACCCTCCCAGTTTTCCGCCGCAAATATTCCGAATGCTAAAATAATACTAATTATTAATGCTTTCATTCTCTTTCCCTTTTTTATATTTATCTATTTTGGTTTTGTATAATTCCTGTAAAACCTTATTATTGTTTATTCTAGTTTTAACATGATCGGGAACGTTATCAGATTGGGAATAGTGCAACGCTTTGCGCCACTCAAATACGCCTCCGTTTCTCCGTTCCTGCTCTAATATGGCTTCTTGAAAGGTTTTACCTTGTTTGTTTGTTTTGTTTTCTTGCCACATTTGAGCAAGATTATTCATAGATAGAAATTTGATGCCAGTTTCTGGCTCGGGTGTACCATTGAATTTTATACGAGGGTTTTTCTCCATTATATACAATATAGCCTATAGTGTGGAAAAAGTCAACACTTTTGTGTATTTATACTACTTTTCTTTCGTCATTCCTGCAATAACGCTAATCGAAACTATTAAAATTGTATATAATGACGCAAGAAATTCCTTTAATGTTTTCATTTATTATCCCATTGATATAGGTTTAGCATAAGCAAGATAATCTTTGGCAGGTTCTATATATTGACTTTTCCGCCTCACTGTATCCTCTGGATGAATATACTTAACCTCGCCTATACCAGCAAAGAAATATCTTAAACAATCCATGGGGTCTTTATACTCTTCCGACTCCTTGTCTTTTCCCTCCATGTAATAATGACGTTCTACTGATCTAATAGTATTAACGCAATTCTCATAAAAGTATAATGTCGGCATATTATACGGAGATAACTCGGCAGTAGTATCATAGTGCAAAGCCTTCTGTATTGTATCACGCTGTATTGCGATGTTCTGAAATGGTGGTATACTAAAATCGATATCGTATTTAGCAAATTGGGTTAGGAAACTATCAAGCTCACCCTTTACAACTCGCTCACTTCCTGCATTAGCCCGTGGATCTATCCATCTATCAAGAATATTAAACCCTAGTTTATTCCCGTCCAGGATTTTAATTATCCTTGATGCCTCCTCAATAGTATATGGGAATTGCGCCGTATTTCTTGCCTTATCGTAAAAGTCGCCAAGCTCTTCATAATTAGGAAACTCATTAACAACTATTACTCTAGTATCTGGTGGTGGAGTAACAGCAACCCACATCCAAAACGGATAATATTTTTGATGATGATCATTAATCATGTAATAATGCCAAGTCTTCTTCATCTGTCCAAATGGTTCATCGGGCTTAATTATGTGCACGTTTCTATTAAACATATTATATATCACTCCACTTTTATTTGACACTTTCCCATATACCCTCGCATCCACCTCATTGGCTGGAACTGTTTGAACCCATCGCTCAATCTCTTTATCGGTTCTAAGTCCTCTTTTAGTTTTTAACCTATTATATTTGCCAGTCTCATTACTGTTGTCATATACCGACCCGGTAAGCCTTTTAAGACTCAAGCCCCCCTCCTCCAGATCATCAAGCCTACTAACATATACTGAACACTTTAGTGGTGTTGCAGTATTTAAAACGACTCCACCTTTATCCATCCTTGATAAGACTGCACCAAGTGAAAACGGAGGAGGCGGTTCATCTAACCACACCCAGCCGTATTGTTTACCCTCCCACTCTGTCGGGTGCTGTTCGTAAGTCATGACTGATATAGTGTATTTACCATCAACAACATATCTTGAATTATAGGTTTTCCCATCCCTAAACGGCTCTAATATTCCTGATGGGAACCATTGCTTTATTGCCTTTGTAATCGCCCCGTCGTCTTTAACATTGGCAGTTGTGCCAGCAATTAAACCATCTTTGGGGTACTTCCAATTCTTGTATAATTTGTCGGGGAAATATTTACTGTTTTTATGATAGCCAAAAATTGCACGTATTATATTAGGGGCTACAGTAGTTTTACCAACTCTATTACCGTGACTAGCAAATATAAATTGATAGTCATCTGAGCCAAACGCCTCAATAATCTCATCCTGTAATCCAGTAGGGATATAATCAGATTCAACATCGCTAATGAATCGCTCTTTAAACGACTCCTTTAATGATTGCCTTATGTCAACGATGTATAACTCCATACTCAATACAGTCTTTACAATGATAATCATTGCCATAACAGAACGTATGATATTCTTTTCCGCAAGCTGGACAGATTTTTATATTACAATTAATTGGCTTTTCACAATCATAACAAATACAAAATATATCAGGATTAGAAGTGATATTCTTTTCTGCACATTTACAGAAACCCACTTTCTTGTTTTTACGATTTACAAACCCTTTCCCTCCACACTTTTTACAGTCACTATCTGCATTGGCATTTGCTATCTCATAGAATACATAACGTTCCTCAATTGTTTCTTTCTCCTCACGTTCATTTCTCTTTTTCGCTATCTCAGCTTCTATTCTCATTCCAACTCCTTAACTAACTTAACCTGCATGCCATCAAGCTCTTCAAATTCTGCATCTACGGCATTAATAAAAGCCTCTCTATTTTTAGCAGGTATAAATTTCTTAGCAACTTCAACTAATATATTAATCGCCTCTTCCGCTTTCTGAGTGTATTCTATCTCATGTTTAATTCCATAACCCCTAGACCTACCCTTTGTTGATTGTATCCACTTTATAGCGCCAATGTCTCCCAAAATAATTGCTTTATATAAACCCTTGTCAGCTTCATCAAGTACGATTTCTTCCTCATTTTTAAAAGCCTGTTTGTATATCGGTTTAGAGTTTACCCAGTCTCTAGCGGTATTCCATGTAACTTTTAACCTTTTCGCCACGACTGACATTATCCCGTGGCTGTCCTCGATTGCAGATAGGATGATTTCATCTTGATCATGTCCAGAAGGTTTTTTATAACTCATGTTTTC